CATACTAAAATCAATTACACTATTCTCTTCACCCCATCCCCATCTAGCATAGTTTAATCCCCCATCCACCATGGCATTCCTACAAGAACAATGCTTGTAGTCATGACCATAGTAGCTTTGTATATTGTCACCACATAGATTACAATGTACAGAGTTATAGAATAGGGTTTTCATCTTAGTTCACGATTAATGATTCCAGCCACATTTTAGCAGCTTTCATTGTAGTGAAATTCTTGCTAATGCGTACACCATTTACATACTTCCTAGCTCTGTAGGTTCCGCTAATGGTCTTGTACATGTTTGTTGTCTTCTTTTTCATGCTATTTGGTTTTTATTGTTATTTAGTTCCTGTGGATCCAAATCCACCCTCACCTCTTTCTGACTCATTAAGACTATCCACTTCTTCAAACTCTACATTCTCAATCTTCTCAAAATAGATTTGAGCCACTCTTTCTCCAGCTTCATAAGGGAATGGATAAAGCCAAGCGTTATCTGTAACATTGGTAAAGACTGCCATCCATTCTCCTCTATAATCACTGTCAATTATTCCTATAGAGTTGTTCATAATCCAGTTATGCTTTGTAAAATTACTACGTGGAACCAATACGCCTCTATAGCCCTCTGGAATCTCTGTAGCAAACCCTAGTCCTACATATCTCTTGTTAGGAAACTTAGCATTATAGGTTACGCTCTGTGCGTAAACATCAAAACAAGCAGCATGCAAACTACCCTTTATAGGTAGTTTTGCATCTGGGTAGAGTTTTTTAAATTTCACTTTTAACATGTTCTTCAGATTTTATTTCTGTTTGTTTAATTTTAGATTTAATCTTTTCTTTAATGTCGTTATAGAACTCTTCGTTATCTAACAATAGTGCACTAAATTGCTCAAGATCATACTTAGTCTCTCCAAATGTAATGGTTTTACCCCACTTCTTGAAAATCTCAAACTCACTACCAAGTTCCATAATCTCTTTCTCCTTATCAATTCCCAGACCATAAACAATCTCAAATTGATGAACTTTGTAGGGAGGAGACATTTTGTTCTTTGTAGCCTTCACCTTTGTCAGATTTGCATAGTTTACGTCACCCTCTTTCAACAAGCTTTTGCTCACCTCAATGCGACAGTCTGAATAGTATTTCAGCGCATGTCCACCTTGAGTGGTAGTGGGATTACCAAACATTACACCAATCTTCTCACGGTATTGACTGATTACAATTACACAAACATTGTGCTCAGCAAGAGCAGATTTCATTTTTGGATAGGCAGAGCTATTCAACAAAGCTTTCCTACCAATAGAAGAATCTCCTACATCACCATCCAACATCTTTTTAGGAATCAATGAGCTGTCACTATCTATGATTACAAGATCAATAGTTCCAGTGCTAATCATTTCCATAGCAATATTAAAACCTTCTTCACCGCAACTAGGCTGAGCAATTAACATCTTTGTAGTGTCTACACCAATAGTTTCAAAATACTTCTTATCTACAGCATGCTCACCATCTATATACAATACAACACCACCTTTCTTCTGACATTCTGCCACAGCATGACCACATATTGTAGACTTACCTGAACCCTCCCATCCCATAAGTTCGTACATCCTACCTTTAACGAATCCACCTGTACCAAGTGTAATCCAATCAAATCCAATACTTCCTGTGCTGATTACATCATAATCACCTTCTGTCTTGCTGTCTAATGTGAGGATTGTACCTACACCATAAGTCTTGTTCAACTTGTCCATTGCATCCTGGAACTTATTTCCAGTTGGTTCTTTTGTCTTTGCCATAGTTTTTTTCTTTTACCAAATATACAAAATATAATTAATCGGGCCAAATAATAAAAAAAGAGCCCCAGGATAGAAATCCCAGGGCGTAAATCGAAAAACAGATATACGTTATAATTCTTTCTTTTTCTCCAGTTCTTTGTTACCCTTTACAGGGGGCTTTGTAAACGGACAATGCCTACATTTGTTGCCACAGCACGTGCCCCTCTGTAAAAAGTAAGCTTCTGTGAAAATCACTTTATCCCCATCGAGATAGTAGTGTACGTCTCTTATAAATTCTTGTTTCATTAGATGTTGATTTCACATGCACCACCTCCGCATGCCTGTATAGCACCAAAATCAACTGAATCATCCATTTCAGTCACCTTAGTTAAATCAATAGATGTCAATGAGGTGATACGTTTGTTGTATTCTTCTTCAGTAATGTCCTCGAAAGGTGCTTGAGAATAACTACCTCCCCAATAGGGCAATACCGACAAACCATTATACACTTCACGATTGTTAAACATCCAATTTCCTACAATTTCCCATTCATTATCTTCTCCCTTCTCAGATGGAGTGTAATTAGGTGATCCATCAGGAGTAATACAAGTTGAATATTTTCTACTACTATCAATAGAAATTGTAGCACTTACGTTATGTGTATTATCACCATTAATGTGTCCTGGTTTGATCCATTCTAGAGAGAACCTTTTAACACGTTCTAATGTGTCAATAGCTGTTTCTGTCCTGAATATAGATCCTTCTGGGGCTTTAACAGGAATACGTACACAAACTGTGTCTGTAGGTCTGAGGACATCATCTTCACAGAGCTCTGGATGATTTACCATTAGGTAAGCTGCCATGTCTTCATTCTTATTAAACCTCATAGTCCTGAGGTAATAAGGAGCATGCCATGCATGAATACCACTAGCTGTACCTAACACTAGACTGGTTGTACCACTAGGCTTAATACATGTAATCCTAGCTGCCTCATTAGTTCCTATTACATTACTAATCATGCTATTCATCACCTTGGCTACATGTGCTGCTATGTCAAGATCATACTTAAGAATCTCACCAGATCCTATTCCTGTCATACCAATTCCCAATAGAGCATCCTTTTGTGTTGTCTTTTGCCAAATTGGACGGAGATAATGAAAATCTGTAAACCCAGCCTGAAGAGTTCCAAAGAATGCTGCTGTAGCAACACGCTCATTCAAATCCTCTTGACTAGTTACATCGCTTACATTCACCTCACACAGGTTACAGAATTGATATGGTCTGAGAGCAATCTCACAACATGGATTAGTTCCCCAATCTTTATTGTTTGTCCAATAGATTCCTGGTTCACCAGATCCACTTGCTTCAATCCTCTTCCATAGAGCATTGAATTCTTCTTCACCTACCACTCCTCTTTCAAGTACAGCACTGTTATTAGCCCTACCACGCTGCTCATTTAGCATATACCACTCACCATACTTACATGTTACCATTTCCTCATCATCATGGCTAAACAAAGCAATCATAGCACTTCTGCGGATACCACCAGCAAGTACACTGTTAGCAATATGACAAAGCATATCATGACACTCTAGAGGTGTGAGATGTTCCCCTTCTTGTTTCCTATCAAGAATAGCTTGTACGTGAGACAAACAAAGCTTAAGAGGTTCAGGACCAGGAGCTTTACCACCAGCTGTAATCAATCTAGCACCCTTCTGACGGATGGATCTAAAGTCAAACTCAGGCATAAACTTTCCCTCTAAATAGGCTTTAAACAGCACTTTTACAGCATCTGCCCATCCCATAATAGAATCTTCCACCAAATAGTGCCTTTTCTTGCCTGTTTTAGTGATTGCAGGAAGTTGTGCTACATGATGCTTCTGTACAGAATATCCAACTCCTGTTCCTCCTAATAGCAAGAACATAGTTTCACTGAAGCTATGTAAGCTATCTATTGGAAGAAAACAACAGTTATAAATCCTTGAATTGTTCACTTCAGCAGCTGGACCAGCAAATTGAAGAGCTCTCATAGAAGGTAAGATCTTCTTATCCCTGATCATTTTAGCACTACTTACAATAGCGTTTTCTAATTTAGGATATTTCTTAATCATCATACCCTGGTACCTGTCTACAATTTCATCCCAGGTTTCTCTGCGTTTTTGTTCTGGCAAATATTTTGAATATTTACTAAACACGGTTATTTTACTCAATGCGTCCAATCCTAAATCCATAGTTTTTTTTTGTTTATTAGTTAAAAAAAGGGGATTGCAAACTTACTGCAATCCCCTCTAATAACCAAGACATTTTGAAAATTCTATCTAACTAACATTCTTATTTTCACTCCCAATTCCATATCATTTGAAGTGGTTTTAACAAGATTGATTATCTCAGCATTCTGGCTAATAATCTTCTCAATGTACAATGTAGCATCTTGAAGTTCCTCTTGGAGATGTAATAGATAGTTGTCGTGATTGTTTTCATATAACGTTGTGTTATACTTTCTTATTCCAACAGCACTTCTCTGTTGAAACTTTTCAATCACTTGGTCTACAATTGGGTCTGTTCGCATATTTTATCATTTAATAGTTTAAACGCATCTAGAATAGCAATCTTCTCCACTTCCTTCCTAGTGTCATACCATACAACATCTAAGAATTTAATATCTCTAGGATATATTTTGTAAGAAAACTTATCATTTGATACACTTATTTCAATGTATATTTGATTTTCATCAAAAACATCAAATAGCGCTCTTGGAGAACCGTCAATGATTTTAGCTATTTTATCATTGCCAACTCCCATTTCTCTTACAAACTCCTTAAAGTTTTCAGGAAGACTGTCATCATTCAAACTTTTTAACATAATTTCTAGGTAGTAGTTATTTACCACCTTTGCTGCTTCTGGATACTTCTCTAATGTTTCTAGCATGGTTCATTATTTTTTAAACGTTCTGCTCTTTCAGCCCACCAGTCTCTTTCATACTTAATCTCTGATATAGATATGGCATCACCCATATCCATCTCTTCATACTGCGCACCGTATTTATCACTCTCAATCTGACAAAATATAATAGCTTGGTCTACACCATGCTCATAAATCACTTTTTGTAAAAACTCTTCGTTATACATGTTCTTTAAGTTTATTAATGTCTAATGTTTCGTTTTCTTCTATAAATCCTTGCCAAACTTCCATAGAATCATCAAATTCTACACCAAGCTTTTCCTCCCAGAATTTCTTCAAATCCTCTGTCTTATTAAATATACGATATTGCAAAGAAATCTCATCTTTATGCAATCCGTTCTTTTTAATCTTGATGATCTTTGGAAACATAGCTTGGAACTCTCTTGATGTTTTGGAATATTTACCCATCTTTATAAGAGAGAAGTCCTTTTGAAACTTCTTGTTGAGTTCATAAACAACCACTACAAATCCACCAGAATGGTCATAATCATCTACGATTAATTTTGTACGCTCATACTCATCGTCTAGAAACAGTTTGAATTTGTCCAAACTAGTAGGATGAAACAGTAGATATATAGAATTCTTATACTGTACATCTCTACTTCCGTCGATTATATAAGCATTTATAAAACCATTATCTCTCAATCTTTCTCTGTCAACTTTAAGAGTCGGCACCATGAATATACTTGTAATAGTTTTCTTAAGCTCCATTCCTACCTCCTTATGTTTACTAATCCATTAGATAAATAATTCTCTCTTGATATATTCCATACATCATTCTCCTTAGCCCATTTCAAATCTTCAATTAGACTAGTTACACCTGGATAGTTACGTCCTTTATGCTCAAATCCAGTGAGAGCATCCTGCATGTCGTCTGTATCAAGTGTGTAAATCAAAGGATTAAAATAGTTTGTACTGTCACAAACGATAAACTTTGGATATTCTACATAATAATCTACAATATCAAGTTCTTCCTTAAACTTAGTACAAGCCACCCAATACAGATAGGCTTGAATATATGCTCTTCTATAGAGATAGTATTCTTCATAGAATCCTTCTACAGCCCAAACACATTTAAGGTCATAAACTTGTACAGTCTTGTTGGTATGATCGACAATCAATTTATCCATCATACTCTTAAACTCAACTCCTCCAACTTTATATCCTTCTATCTGCACTTGATTGAACACTTCCCATCTTGCGCTGTTTATAAGATTAACCACTTCTGCAGTGACACTATTAGTCTTCAGTTCTGTCACAATCTTTTCAGAATTTGTGACATCTTCTGTTGTAATCACTGTTAGTCCTTTGCTTCTTACAGTTCTGATTTCATTGTAATAAATCTCAGCATCTGTTCCTACAAATTTACCAATTACAGCATCAAATTTGATTTTGAAACCGCTTTCAACATATGCATCTTTTGCAATTTCCTCAAACTGCCTGGAAATATTACCAAATTCATCTGTAGCATCTTTAGTAAACTTATATAAAGCTTCTACAAATGCAAGCATTAGTCCTGTAGGAGCTGTTGCGCAGCTAGACATATAGAACCTATTGTCAAACTCTTCTGGTTCTAATAGCAATGTTTCTACAATTCTACCAATTGTAGCAGCCTGGGTGTCCTTATCATCAATCTTCTCTCCAAGAACATACTTACGATGGTATTTCTTTCTGTCCATGGAGAACTCTTTTAATGAACTAGAGCTATCCATTTCGATAGCCCTGTACATTGCTTCAGTTTTCTTCTTTCCTTCTATCATACTTAATTTGTTTATAAGATTCAATAATACTATTGTACATCATTCTCACTTCTCTAGGGACATTCTTGAAGAACCATCTACATTCTATTTCATATTCACTTCCTTCAGGATCTATAATCCAGAACTGATGTTTCTTTCCTTGGTATTCTATAACTCCTTCATACCAAGTTTCAACAAATGATGGTGTCTTCTCAACAGCAATGCTAATTTCATTCTCTTTTTCGTTCTCTTTGTTCCACATAATGTGGTTTGGGTCTTCTTGATCGCTATAAATTGCCATTCTTTTCGTTTTGAGTTTTAATATTTCCAAAAATAGCCTCCAGCTGTTTTAGCTATTCCAGATAAACAATTTCTAATTGCTCCTCTATGAATACTTAATTCTTCTGAAGGTTGTTTTGTACCATTCCATTCTTTAACTAAAGTGTTATCTAAAGAATATTGATAAACTGTTTTACAAACTCTTGAGAAAGCATCAATGTTATCTTTTTTATACAATCTCCATTGAAATCCTCCAGCTGTAGAATGTCTCTCTGAAGCAGCATTGTAAATATCACAAGGATATTCTTTGATAGCATCTGTAATACTTGGAAAAGACTTTAAGTAATTACCATCTAAATCATATTGATGAACTTCTTTAAAGTGAGCTTTTAATCTAGATCCTTTTGTCTTAGCTCTCATTTTTTCAATAGTCTCTTTAGAAAGTTTCTTACCTTTTCTCCATTCAGACATTTTTCTTTTACTTTCTTCAGAATGTTTAAATCCTTTATTAGATTTTCTATTTTTAAGTATTTTAGCAATACTCTCCTGAGAAAGCTGCTTTCCTTTATTAGATTCACTAATTTTACGTTTAGTTTCTTCTGAACAAGGTCTACCTAAAGTACAATCCATACCAGATTCAGGCATAAGATTAGCAAACTCTTTAGATTCTACTATATTAAATTTTTCTGAATATTCTAAAGCAACAGAATTAACTTCTTCTTCTATAATAGAAGAAAAAACTATTTCTGTTTTAATATCTGAAGATGAAAAATTGTGAGCTTTTAAATGTCTTCTCCAATACTTACCACTTCCTAAATACTTGTAAGGATCCCTTGTTGTAATACCTAAGTATTTCAAACCAATAGGACTTTGTTTAAGGTATAAATAATATGTTTTCATATGACAAATATAACAATAAAAGAGTAAACTACCAAATATTTTATAATCTACTTTCTCTTTCTTTAGCTGTCTTTTTGTCATGACAAATTGAACATAATATTTGTAAACCTTCAACTTCTACAAACAGTCGTTCAACAAACCCTGGTAGGTCATTAGCACAATTCAAGCTTCCTGCAGGAAGCACATGGTCAACGTTAATGTTCTTCTCAGCAAACCATTTCTTACAGCTATTACATTGATATTCAAACTTTTGACGCTTATTAGGACCTTTATACGTTCTCTTAGCATTTAGTTTGCATTGTGTAATAGGCTTCCACCATCTACTCTTTTGTCTAAGACCACTTCTTATAAAACTCCAGAACGCACTCTCTGTCATAGTGCCATTGTTCCTAGTCTTAGGTGCTGCATTTGCTCTGGGCTTTCTTACTGTTTTCTTCCTCATAATCAATGATTTATAAAAAGGGCTTGTAACAAATTTACTACATTTTTGTTACAAGCCCAATTTATTACTTGATTATATTCACCCTGTTAGAGATGGAATACTTCATCTCTTCCAAAGAAGCAACGATGTTCTCAATCTGAACATGTGTCATTGCTGGAATGTTAAACTGATGCTTAGAAGCTTCTAACACAAATCCTCCTTTAACCTTCTCAGCCAAGTTTTCCAATTCGTGAATTGCGAAAGCCTCATCAAGCTCAAGAGTGTCAAAATCAAGATCGTGTAGAATTTCTGTAGACTCTTCACGAGATACAGTCATAATAGGAAGATATTCATAACACCTACCCTTAGCTTCACCAATACCTACAACCTTCATAGGATTGATAAGGATAAGAACAGACTGGTCACCACATCCTACATAATTAATCTCATCAGCTGTGAAATGCAATCCTGCATGTGCACAATCTGCTGTAGACCAATTACACTCCTGTGGAGGCATGTTTACCACTTGTCCTACACGAATGTCAAATGTCCTTGTGTGAGCATCTGTAAACCTATTCTCATGCCTATTAGGAAGATCTAGATAGAGTTCTGTGAGATTACCAATTTTCTCTCCATGATTAATTTGATTCATGTTGTCGCATTGACCTACACCATCACAAAACTCACACACAGAATCTTCATCGTTTTCACAACTCCAATCAATTCCTTGACCATCACAATCCTGACATTCTACTAGTTCAGTTTCATAAAGATCATCCTCATGTACCAATTTATATTCACAATTCTCAAGAAACACAGTGTACTTATCAGGACTCTTCTTCCATACAGCTTTCACTTTATTATAAGCATTGCTTACAAATTGTACAAGCTCTACGCTACCACGTAATGTAACTACATTCCTAAGAGCTACAAAGAAACCTTGTTTTGTAATCCTGAAACTATTCTTATTCAGGAAGTCATACAAATCATTAGCTACTTCTGCCCTAGGATTGAGGCAACACCACATAAAGAATCTCTTAAGAGCTTGATACTCTTGATCATCTGTTACATCATTGTATGGATCTACATCATAGAGGTCTACCAATTCAATGAACTTCTCTACAAGAAGCTGTGGCATAGTTCTACCAGTTCCAGCCAGCTTAACAGAATTACCTTCTATTTCAAAATCAGCTAGTCCTTCTAGCCTTTTGATTCCTTGCTGAACAGCTTTAATCCTAGCAATCTCTGCTTCTTGCTTTCTCTTCTCTTCCATTACAGTTGAATCAGCACAAATACTGTACAAAGAACCTTCTGTCCTAGCATTCACTGCCGCATAATAATCATCCTTTGTAGCATTTGGTTTACTCAATACAGATCCATCATTAAGAACAATTGTTAGTGAATCATTTACTAACTTAACATTCAAATAAGGCTTCTTGTCTAAATCAACGCCTAACTCTTTCTTTAAAATCTCATTCTTGAGCTGTTGTTCTTCAATAACCAAGTTTTCTAACTCTGACTGTCTTTTGAACCATGATAGCGAAAAAATACTCATATACTTGTTTTTAAAAGTTAAGGAGGGGATATATTGTCCCCTCCTGATAAATTAAGATAATTCTTCTACATCCACTGATGCTTCTGCAACCACTTCATCATTCAATTTGATGTTGTAGTGTTTCCAGTCAACACGCTGTTTGTAATACTTGAAGAGATCACGAACTGCATCATTAACACCATTGCTATTAGACCCATATCTGCTCATCATACCAAACATAGGTTTAAGGAATGGAAGCATTGCAAACACATCTTTCACTTCATTATAAACAGAATAAACGGAAAGGTCAAATAGATTTTTCTCTTCAGCCAACTTAATGATAGATTGATATAAAGAATTATCACCGCTTAGATAATATTTCTTTTTGTAACTATCCAACATCAACATCTTCTTATAGAGTTCTGTTGATATGTCACCAATTTTATCTATTCTATTGAACACTTCTGCGTAATCTTTAGTCAGCTCATTAATCAAATAAGCTGTAGCTGCTCTTTTAAAAACTATGTGATCTCCTTCCATAAATTTGTCTATATGTATCCAGTTATGTAAATCTATTTCTTCCATGCGCTTAAGTTCTCTTTCAGAAAGAACCATGAATCTAGTGCTATGAAATGGAAATACAGAAAACATCTTATCAAATGTAGTTTGATGTGTAGAGTTTCCGTAAACCAGCAAATAAGGATTCCTATGGGCATTCTTCATTTGAAACACGGTGGGAACAAATTTAGCATGCTGACCATATACAGCTCTCTCTAGAGCTGTAGCCACCTTACCTGTCAATTCACCCTCAAGTTTCTTCCTTCTTTCTTTAGGACCAGCAACACCATTGGTGAAAGAAACCTTCTTCTTGCTATCAATGAATGCTTGATGAACTTCGAGAGTGTCAAGATTGATAAAGTTAGCTGTAACACGCCTAACCATCTCCTGGAACTCCTTAATTACATTTCTCCATTCACTCTTTTGAAACTTGTTAAGCTGAAGAATCTTGTAATAGTTCTCATATCCTGCAAGAGCCTCTTTATCAGTTCCCAATTTGAAACTCTTTTCCTTCTTAACAATATACTCAGTGTATCCTCTTTTATTAATACTCTTCAGGTATTCTTTCTTAATACCACTAAGTCTATCTGAATAAACATATATCTTCTCACCATACCTCCTAGATAAGTCCCAATAAGAGCTAGCTTTACAGAATCTTCCTCTAGACACCTCATGTTTCATTACATATTCACCAAACATGGATTCCCTGATGCGATTGTAATACTCAACAGTTTGATAATACACACCATCTACCTTTGGAGATGCAAAACCTATTGTAGCATACTTGGCAAAATAGGAAACATTCAAACCATTTTTACCAAACAAGTTAAGGTTTCTATCTGAGTTACGGAAGTGCTCCATTGCTTTCCATATATCGGTTGTATCTTGTACATTTTCGTTATACTTCTCAATAAAGAAATTAGCTACACTCTGTAACTTATTCATTATCACAGCTTTAGCTTCTGTAGTGTAACGAAGAGATTCTCTGTTTGGTGTAGGAAACAAACCATCTGTCAAACTAAATCTAAGACCAACAGGAAAATAGATAGTGTCTATTCCAAGTTTAACAAAATCAATAGGATAGTAGACATTGTCCAGACAGATGTGCAAATTACTATTTGCAGACAGAGGACTCCATTGAAAATGATCATGCCTCATGATGGTGAAATCATTATCTATACCATCAACATTGAAATATACATTCTCAAAATAAGCCAATTGCTCTTTAATCTTAGTTACAAAGCTGCTTCTGTCATAGAACCTAACAGGAACAATCACCTTTACACCATTCTTTTGGTCTGTAGAGGTTTCATAGAGAAGATCGATAGTGTTTACATCTTCTCCTTCATACATCATGTATTTACGTTCTACGCCATTCTTTCTACACACAAAATAGAAGCTGGAGCAATAGGCAAGAGGAGCTTTAAAGCCCAAGCCCATCATACCTAACTCGTTGGCTGAATTACGCTTTGTACTCTTACCATACTTACTAATGATGTTCTTTACATCTTCTGCATCTAGACCAATACCAAAATCTTCTACAGAGAACTCATAATTGCCATCTTTGTTTGCACCAAAAGATACAATAATTGGATCTGTGGTCCCAGCTCTTCTGTGACTGTCCAGTGCATTAGATGCACACTCACGGACAGTGGAGCCTATATCATCTGAATACAGATTCTTACTTAACATCTGCATCAAAATTTGAGCAGAATCTAAGTCAAGGGACATACCAATTGAGTCTTGTGTTTGTTCTCCTTCTTGAAGAACTACAGCTTGATCATTTTATTATGTTTTCTAGTTTCAAAATTTCAATTGCTTTCTCGTAGTTTATTGCATCATCTTCGTTATATAATATATCTGGGGTCACCTTTACCACCCTATATTGTGTATTATCTCCATGTATGTAAGCTTTGTAAAATATTGGTTTTTTACCCTTTTTACTAGCACTTTCAGCATTATAAATAATACCACTAGGTGTGTAAAACTGAATTGTACCTCTACCATATCCTGCAAATAGTCCAAATTCCATACAATGTGCATAACTAACAAGAATAGGATCACCTATTTCTAATGTTCCGCCTAATTTAAGTTTCATTGTTTTTCGATTTAAAATGGCACATCATAGAGCCACATGATTTGATAATTGTTGTTGTCTTTAAGCACTTTGTTCACCATACCAAACTTTCCTTCTGTGTCCCATTCAGATTGTTTATATGCTGCAGATGCTGGATGAGACAAAACAAAATTCCAAGCAAATGGACTTGTATATTTCTCATACTTACTAGCATCCTTTCCTAAGAACATTGTTGGTACACCTGTAGGTGTAATAATCTCCTCTAGAACATATTTGGTAAATGGTTCCCAGATGTCTATATGGCTGCCTGCTTTATTCATTTCTGTCGTAAGAGCAGCATTGAACATAAGAACACCCTGATGAGCTAAATAGCTAACATCTGCGAGCTTTTCATATTTGAGATTGAGTCCATCAAATAATTCTTTCTCTACACCTTCATAGAACTTCTCTAGAGAAGGTTGTAGCTTACCTGTATTACTACAGCCCATAAGCAAACCGTCTGCTACAGGATTTCCATCTTTAAATGTGTGATAGGGACACATACCTATCATTACCACCTTTAGATTGTCCAGTGAGGTTTCTTTAAAACATCTATACGTTACAGAAGAAGAAGGGGCAATTTTCTTGCCCCTCTTTGCTTCTGATTTTAGATATTCATAAA